AAAGACTTAGACACAGTAGAACTAAAAGTCAAAATGGCTGGTAAGAAGTCAGGTAAGTATCGTGTAAAAGGTCTTCCTGCACAAAGTAATGTAAACGCAATTAGAAGTTATATCAAAGAAGTACAGATACAAACTGGTATGCCTGTAGACTTTGTTATGATCGACTATCTTGATCTGGTTATGCCTGTTAGTGTTAAAGTAAATCCCAATGATCAGTTTATCAAAGACAAATATGTAAGTGAAGAGTTGCGTAACTTAGCAAAAGAGTTAGGCGTTCTAATGGTAACTGCTTCACAACTGAACAGATCGGCTGTAGAAGAAGTTGAGTTTGATCATAGTCATATTGCTGGTGGTATTTCAAAGATCAACACTGCTGACTATGTGTTTGGTATCTTTACTAGTAGATCAATGAAAGAACGCGGCAAGTATCAAATTCAGTGTATGAAATCACGTAGTTCTACTGGTGTTGGTACAAAGATAGATTTGGAATACAATATTGATACTATGCGAATTACAGATGATGGTGGTGACAGTGATGCTAGTTACAGACAATCGGCTACAGATATCATGAACAAAATAAAACCAATGAGTACAATGACAACCGAAACTGTTGATACAGATACAGGAGAAGTTTATCAACCTGAAAAGAAAATATCTGTGGATGTTCAAGGGTCTAAACTAAAGAACATGCTTTCAAGTTTAAAGAAATCTAATTAAAAAGAATAAATACATATAAGGTGATACTATGCAAAAGAAAACTCGCAGTCTTCTAGAAGAATTAGAAAGTATTGGTAATAACCGCGACATGAATCACATCATAGAAAATCGCGCTACTAACGTTATTACAAGTGCTATAAATTTAATAGAACTGATCAATCGTCAGTATTCACCAGAAAAGGCTGAACTATTAGAAAAGAAACTTTTAAGTGCTATTAAAGGGCGTGATCAGTCTAGATTTTCTAAATCTTTGAGAAAACCAGATGAAAATAAATGAAGTAATAGTAGAAGGTATTTTTAGCAGTGTGGCGGACGTTTTTTCTGTTGACCGCTATAAGAAGCAAGATCCTGAAAAAAGACAAGCTAAAATACAAAATCTATTCTTAAAAGATTTTGTTGCAGACTTTTATGCTGATTTGCAGGCTAATATTAAAGCTGGTGTTATTAAAGAAAATTCTACGCTAGTCTTTTCTGAAGACTCTTCAGCTCCGTCTACTACATCGACCCCTACTCCTACGTCTACATCTACTCCTACGTCTACACCAACTATAAACGCAGGCTTTACCACGGCCCGTATAGAAAAAATTAGACCAGCAGTAAACAGATTAAAATCTGACGGAAAGATAACTAATGTTACTCAATTAGGTTCTTTTCTTTCTAAAAAATATCCAAAAATTTGGCAAAATACTAAAAATAAAAAAGAAGTACTAGATGATTTAATAGGCCCTCCTGTCAGCTCTGCGGCGCAGGGGGTGGCTCCAGGGGCACGCCAACCTTCAATGAACAATTGGATAGTAAAATGGTTTAATGCTTATATGCAAGGTGTGGATTGGCAACAACAAAGATCAACAGTAGAAACGTTGGCACAGGATATAGCAAACTCTTATGCAAAAGATAAAGGTAAATCGAGTGTAGAGCGATTAGCAGCCGTTGCTTGGGAATTAACAGGTGAACAGAATAAATCTCCTCGTGGATTTGGTAACGTTAGTTCTTCTTATAGTTCTAGAAATCAAGCAGATACTCTTACTGGTAAAGACTTAGCACAAAATCCTAAAAAGATTGAACAATTCATAGACGATAGAACTGACCAAGAGTTAGAGAATCTTAAAAAAGCAATAGCAAAGGTAAGACCGTGATCAATCTAAACGAAGGCGGAAACATCTTTAAATCACCGGATGGCACTGAGCTAACTAGAAGGATCAATCAAAATGAAGTTGCTCCTACTATCAACTGGTTAGAAAGTATTACTGGTTTAGACTTTACTGAAGAAAAAGCACAAGATAGATTACCAGTGAAGTGGATAGGATCTACTGGCAGAAAACCCACTAGTGGTGACTTGGACTTGGCAGTAAATGCCAACGAAGTAAGTAAAGCTGATTTGGAAAGCAAACTAAAAGCTTGGGCTATACAGAACAATCTTGATCCAAAAGAGTATATAGCAAAATCTGGTATATCTGTACACTTTAAAACACCAATAGAAGGCAATCCTGAAAGTGGATTTGTACAAACAGACTTTATGTTTTTAAACAACCTTGCTTGGGAAATTTGGCTACTAGGTGGCGGCGTGAGAAGTCCCAGCGAGTATAAAGGTGTATTTAGAGAAGTAGCACTAAACAGTATAGCTAAAGGTACTATCACTAGCGAGCATCCCCAAGGCTTGCGATTAAGTAGCAAGGGTGTAGTTGATAGAGCTACTGGAACATTAGTAACGCTTGAACCTGAGGTGGCAGCCAAGCTGTTATTTGGCAAAAGCGGTACAGTAGATGACATGAGTTCAGTAGAAAACATTTACAAAAAGTTAAAAAATGATCCTAACAGACAACAAAAGCTAAAAGACTTTGAAGAATATGCAGCAACAAAAGGAGTGATTACTCCTAAATATAATGATACCACCAATGAAAGCGCATATGATATTATTGCTAAGTTTAGAAATTTAGTTGTAGAAAATTCTTTTATCGCAGAAGAAACTAAAGGACCTAGAATACCACACCCTGAAGATGCTATCTTTGACGGCAGTGATAGTGCAAAGCAATACTTAAACGCATTAAAACAAGCTATCGACAACCCAGAGTCTGGTAGTATTAAATGGGATGGCGGAATAGCATTATACTTTGGTAACTTACCTGATGGTAGATTTGTAGTTACTGACAAATACATGCCAAACAAAGGTGTGTATCCTGCTAGTCCTGAAGAATGGGTTGAATATGATCAGCAGCGTGGTGCCGATAGAAACGACTTGTACGAAAAAATTTCTTTGTTATGGCCAGGACTAAAACAAGCGGTTGCAGGAACTACTGGCTTGTTTAAAAGTGATTTGATGGCTATAAACCCTAAACCACAAAACGGCTACTTTATATTTAAACCTGTTACTGTAGAATATCGTATACCTGTTGATTCCGATCTTGGTAAACAAATTCAAGGAAAAGTAGGATTCTTGATAGTACACGAGTTTGATAACAAACCTTGGCGTGGCGAACCTGCAATGAATAAATCTAATGTGGCATTGATACCTGCTTCTGCTGGAGTTACCTTCAATATTAAACCGCCTGCAAAACTAATTAATGATGCTGAAAGTTTACTAACAACAAACAGTAAAGTTATAGACGATTTCTTAAGTGGACTTAGCAGTGTTGCGCGTGAAGCGTTAAAGAAATACATGAATCATAAGATAACAAAACAAACTAATGATAAGTTAGTGCCATGGTTATCACAAAATATTAGCAAATCACAGTACAACTTCTTGGTAGGAACTGAAGGCACAGGTTACTTACAACAAAATAAAGCAGGTTTGGATGCTCTCGTTAAAGTATGGAATGCAATATACAAGCTAAAAGTTAATGTATCTAATCAACTAGAAAGTCAAGTACAAGGATTTGAACAACTATCTGGCGGACAAAAAGGCGGAGAAGGCTTCGTGTTCCCTACAGCGTCAGGACTAGTCAAGATAGTAGATAGAGAACGCTTTGGTAGTGCCCATTTCAACAAATAATATAGTCTAAAACACACTTTTTTTCTATTTGGTATAAATAATATTAAGAGACAGTAGGTCTCAATATAATAGAGGAATTAAAAAAATGGCACAATTTACAAGAGTTAGTGGTGACTTTAAACCAGTTTTAAACTATGATGCACAGTCTTACACCAATACTGGTGTTAACGCAGTTACTTCTGCTGCAACAGTACAACCACAAGGTCCAAAGCTTGAGTTCTTTACTGTAACCTTCACTGGTTCAAGCACTACTGGAGCACAGATCCTAGCAACTATCAACACTATTCAGCAGTTGGCTACAGTTTACATGTATGAGTTCACAACTGATACAAACGACACTTTAGCAATCGCTGCTTACCCGATCGGTGCATGGGGCGATGTAACTGCAACTGGTGCTGGTACACTTGACGCAGCTATCACTGATGCTGCTGGTGAAGCTGTATCTATCGCTGCAACTGCAACATTCACAAACTAATTTTTTAGTTAGTCGCAACAAAAAAGACCCTGAGTTTTTCTCAGGGTTTTTTTATGCCTATAAATAAGAGTATGTCACACCGAATTAGATGTTATACCTTATTTGATATTACCCATACTGGAATTTTAAATAGATACAAGGCACCAGAAGATGCAGATCAATCTTGGATTCTAAAAAGAAATACTCAGTGCAACTTTGATACTATTCTTCAAGTAATATCACTAAGATCACAGCCTGAAATCACAAAATATCCTGTCGTAAAAGACTTTGATCCTAATATATTTGGCAGTTCGCATCAAGTAAAACAATTTTGGACTTTTGACTTTGAAGTTCAGCACGCCAGCGTATTTGAAAAAGACGGCAATGAATTAGCTGGGTTGTATATGGACTGTGAAGGAGTGCCCATGATAAGAACAACAAATAACGACAATATACCTCCCTTGTTAGATACTAGTAAGGAAATGAAGAACATTCATTTTGAAATAATATGACAAAACATGAAGAAAAAATAGAAAAATTTTTAGAAAAAAGTCTTACCAACCACATAGGGGTTTCTATACTCAAAGGACCCACTAATAATTACTTAATCTTTGGTGAATACAGCATTAAAAACAAAAAGGGTTTGTATGAAGTTACTACAATAACATATAATAGCGATTTATTATTAGTTTTTTCAAGCTTAAAAATAGCTGTTACTTGGTGTGTATTTCATTATAGAAAGAAATTTAGTGATTGTAAGATTATAGAAAACTTAGACCTTAAACTTTCGAATATTTATAATGATATCATTCAGCACAACAAAATATTAGATACTGTTAAAGATAAAGAATTAAGAATGATTTATTATACTAAGATAGAAGAAGACGAAGATAAAAAGAAAATAGTGCTTGGAAAGCTAAATAAGTATATAAATATGTCCACTGATTGGCAAAACTTGCGCTACACAAAAGCTAAATCAACGATTAAAAGATAAATAATAGATCAAGACTAGGAAACTAATTATGAAACTAAACGAACTAGATCATAAAAATCACGCTAAAAAGGCTCTTAAAGAAAATTTTGATATCAACTTTAATGTTGAAAGTCTAGACAAATCAAGAACTAAAACCATGCTTAACAAGGTTAAAGGTTTGATTAAAGAGTCCAAGCAAGCAGCTAATTTTTATAAAAACCAAACATCACCAGTTTACATGAAGCTTGTATTCATGGAACAAGCTTTGACTGCACACTACAAAGAATTGATGAATAGACCATCTACACGCATCGTTGTAGAAAACGAAGAAGTTGAAAAATCACAAGTAATCTTGGCTGCTCAAGATATGATTGATTCTGTGCAAAAAATGGTAGAAGATGTAAGCGACATGCAAGTTAAAGAACTTCCAGCATTAGTAAGCTCTATTCAGTCAGAAATTGGTGTTAATGAAAGTAATGACTTTAACACAAAAGTAACTGAAGCATTGACTACATT